AAGATGGATATCATTTTCAATTTAAGGTTGCAAGGAAATTCGCAGATTTAAATAAAAACTTCTTCCCTTTTTACGGAGAAGCGGTATATTATGTTCTGTTTATTTCGGATGTAATCTCTATGTTCGCCCAAAATCTCCGTGATATTTCTTCGACGCTTCCGCGTAGAGCAATTCAGCTTCGTTTATGGTTTTTCGACGACCAATGTAAATAGTCTTTCCACCTATCCCGATGCGGACTAAATAAGTTCCATTGTTTAGGGAAACTCCTTTCGCTCCACATCGGTTGCGCTTGCATTTTCTTCGGTTCATCAAACTTTGGGCCTGGGTGGATACTCGTAAGTTTTCTCGTCGATTATCCAAGGTTTTCTCGGAGTTTTTATGGTCTCCGATTTTTCCATCAAGCGCTGAAAGTCCTAAAATTTGACGGTGCATCCAAATTGTTCCGCGTTTTTTATTTTCGACAACACTGCGACAGGCGTAGAAGGATTCCGTTTTCTTTTCATAGTGCGCGAACCATTTCCACTGATTGAGCCAATCGTAATCGAATGAATCAACGATAGCGACTTGTCCGCGCGTGAGGGTAATTGTTCTATATTCTGATTCCGGGGATGTCATGCTCTGAATTGCCTCCGGGTAGGATTTATCGGTTTCCTAACACCGACACCCCCAATTGTACATTAGCCACTTTCCGATACGACCGCCCTTTGACCTTCTGCGCTGCCTTTCGTTTTTAGCTCTGGAGGTCTCGTCCCAGAAGGCGGCCTGCCCGGTTTGGGTCCATTCCCCGGAGCTAATGGTGTAACTTGAGGCGGGGCCAATCCAGGAGTTTGGAGATTTAGGCCATCTTGCAATTGCTTTAGGCTATTAGCGATCTCCAATTTCTTTTTCTGTTCATTCCACCATTTGTCGATGACCGTGTTGCCGTCGAATTCTCCGTAGTTCGGGATGTCCATTGCCTTCGCGACCGTTCCCGAATCGATCATGAAGCCTGCGCGCTGCAACTGCATCAGCAGAAGCTTTTGCGAAGTCTGGACGATGCCGTGGAGCGATCCCGGGGTAATGTTGGCGCTGAAGTTATCCATGAACATCTGGACGCGCTGCATTCGGGTAAACGCAGAAGGCCCGTTGGCCGGGTTTTCGGTCGCCGCGTGAGAAGGAACCAGCGTCTCGGGATTGAGATCGAAGGTCTCCATCGTCACCCCATCCGCTCCGACGTAGTTCATGATGCGGCCGGTGGGATAGTACTGAAGGATCAGGCTCAGAGACATCTGCATGAGATCCTGCATCGGGGATTCCATGCCTCGCGAGATGTCTTTGACGATTGGACCGACTTCCTCCATCGCCTCCTGCGCGACTTCTCCCGAGATGGCTGCCATCTTCGCGCGCGCCAGATTCTCCATCTGGTCGGTTCCGAGAAGGTACGACCGCGAATCGTTGAAATACTTCGACCACTCGAACATCCACGGCGTCAGATTCAGCAGTTGCTCGGGAAGCGCCGTCTTGACTGTCGTCTCCGAGATGCCGCCTTCCAGACCCAGCCTTCCTCGCTCCTCGTAGGGGTCGAACTGCTCCATCGTCTTGCGGTTGGTGGCGTTCTTGTCGTACATCAGCGCCGGGTCCATGCGCTGCTTGACCGTCTGGTCCATGCCGCGCTCGAAATGAATCTGCGTGTCGCCGATCGAGAAGATGTCTCGGGCCAGAGAATATCCGGGCTCCCACGGCCATTCATCCGCGCTGAAGCGTGACAAGGGGAACATGCCATGCCAGTCGAACGCGGGGCCGTCGTAAAGAGGAACCGACATGCCGCGCTGGGTAATGATAAGGCGAAGGTTGGGATAGAGATAACAGTCCTCAATATCCGCCTTGCGCTTGATCGGAATTCCCATATTGTAGTCGCCGGTCGGAATCTCCTGACCCAGAAACGGGACAACGTAAGATTCGAGCGATCCGGGATTTCCCATCGGAACCGGCATCATCGTATCGTTGACGCGGAGATCGCGGATGTAGGTATAGCGGATTTCGTTGAATTCGTCTGCCCAAGACCCTCCCACGCTCGAAGATTTTCCTAGATTGTCCTGACGAAATCGCTCTGCCAGCGCCAGCCGGTCTTTCGAAGCGTTCCCGCTGTACCTGCGACGGGAAATCGGACGAAGAAGATGCTGGAACTTCGGGAACTTGGCGTGGGCTTGAAACGTCGGCATGTACTTGATCATCGTGACCGCGTAGCTTCCCTGAATGTCGTTGTCCATCGGCATCTGGAACGGAAGGACATCCGAGACAGGGTAAACGTCGTAGGCGATGCCGCGCTTGTTGCGCGCGCTCAAACGAAGATTCCTGTAGACCGGGGAAATGTAGCTGACGCCGCCCACGGTGAACCACTGCACGCAGCGATGCATGGCGACCGGGAACTTCGATTCGAACCAGACCGACTTCCAGACCTTGTTGAAGAGTTCGCAGTTGGCCTTCTGCGCCGAATTTTCCGTCGTAAATCCGTCGACAGCGCGAATATCCGAGATATTGGCAATGACCTCGCGGAGAGCGCGCTTGTTTCTCGGGATCAGGAGACGGGACCGCACTTCCGGGTTTCTCCCTCGCTCGTACGCCCCGGAGATCATGTCCACGGCGTTGTTCATGTCCTTGAAGCCGGGCTGAGAGGTGACCAGGCCTTCCGTGGCAGAAACGATATCGTTGACCCAGTTGATTTTCGATCGGCCGGGTGATTCGGAAAGCGGTGGCTGCCATGCGAGATCCGGAACGTTCTTAGGAGGCATCGAGAGTCACCTTTTTCTGCTGGAACTCGGCCGCGCCGATCGGAGATTCGTTGCGCTCGATCCAAAGCGCTCCATCCACCATCGACTCCGAGGAATGGATCAACTTTTCGAACAGGTCGCGCTTGCGAAGCACCGAGGCCAGCGTGTTCCGCGTCATCGCTTCATCGACCTGCGAGACGCAACCCTTTTCAAGCCTCGCCAGACAGCGCCTTTCAATGTCGTTCCAGCGCTCGACGGAGCGAAGGTGTTCCTCGATCTTCATGCCGCGAATCTTGGCTTCTTCCTGGGTGGCCATCTTCTTCGACATCTTCTCGATCTCGCGAACCGTCTTGGTCTCGACGCGCTCGTAGTAGGGAAACGGCTTCAGGTCGGTATGGGGAGCCAGCATGATCTCTCCATCGACGCGCACCCACCAGGTGACCGGCTCACATTGCCCTCTTGCTCTACGTCCCGCGTGATTACTCATTTCCAAAAGCCTCCAACCACTCTCCGCCAATGTTGGCCTGATGATGAAAGGGTCCGTAGTCCACAATGTATCCTTCTTCATCTGGTTTGTTGAACTTTTTCTTCGCCCGCTCGATCATGATGTCCAGATCGTGCATGGTGAAGTAGGCCATGGCCGCCGCAAAGATCCGGTCGTCATGCTTGCCGGTCTGATGGTCCATCTTCGTCTTCCCGGTAAGGGTGAACTGCTGCTCCCAGCCCTCTACTTCTTCCTTCAGCGAAGGAGAATTGATGATGAACCAGCTTCCCTCAATCGCGTATTTGAAGGTCTGAAGAAGCATCGGCCGCGACCATTCGTTCGTGAACCAGCCGAGCCTCGATCCTTCTCTTCCTTTGGGGCGAAGGGTCTTTTTGTCGTAGGTTACAAACTCGTGATGACGTCTCATGCCCATCAAATTCAGCTGATGCTGGCAGGTGTCTCCGTATTTCCGCTTTTGCTCGATAATCAGCTTGGGGTGACGGCCTTCCTCCATGAACTGACTGTAATAAGCGGAGATCGCCGCAACCCAGGCATAGAGTTCGACGTTCGAGATATCGTCGGAGGCGAATTCCGCCACTTGGACATCACAAGAAGCATCGTAGCCGGTCCGTCCCACGCTGATGACCGATCGATCGCCTCCAACTCCGGTTCCGGTATCGCAACCGATGGAATAGTCGCAATTCTTGCTGGGATGCTCCCAGATCAGGAGTTTTTTGAGCGGATTGAAGTCCTTTTTCTCGATATCGCAGTCGAGATACGGCATGAACCACCATTCCAGCTTCTCTTCCTTGGGGGTCTTCCAGTCTGCGAAGATGCGATCGCCATGAGGATCGATGAACATGGGAGGGGGTTCATGGCGTTCTGCAATGCCCTCGCCGAGAACGCCGTAGACCTGACAAATCTTCTGCCGGGACTTCTCGATCAGGTCCAGAGTATCTCTTCCGACGACGGAATCGTGGTCGCCAATGAGAGCTTCGTAGTCATCGCACGGCATTTGGCGTAGCCATGACTTTTCCACTCTGCGCCGCCGCGCGTCCATGAACTTCCACTCCCAGAACCATTGCTGCTCGATCGGGAGCTTCCATCCCTTGCCGAGAATCCGCGAGAGGATGGGGGTATTGTTGGCGTACGCCTCGCATTTGTAGGTCGTGGCAAGAGTCTCTTCGGCGGGCTTCCAGTCCGAAGGAACGGGGTGATGCTCGCGGAAGTCCGGGGGAGGGAAGAGTTCCGGGGTCATGAACCACGGCAGGAAGAGCGGCAGCAGCCTCGAAAGCCCCTTGTGGTAGTTTTCCTTGTTGTTTCTCCACTGATCCGCCCACCAGCCGGTGTTGCCGTTTCCCGTTGACTCCAGCACCATGAAGATCTCAGGCCCGGAGTGGACGGCCATGAACAGACCTTCTTCGATCTGGGTCACCGGGTCGGTATAATCGCAAACTTCAGACAAATGGATCGCCGTCGGAGTCGTACCTTGGCCGATACCGCCCTTCATGGTTCCGGACTGGATCACAACCGACGTTCCAATATTTGAAAACTCCAGGATTGGACTGCCCGATCGCTTGTCCTTGGTTTTCACCGGAGACAGCCACCAAGGGATATGGTCGATGGCGGTATAGATCATGCCCATCATGACGTAGGTCTTCTGGGAGTCGGCAGAGGCGATCGAGCACTTCGCGCCGGGAACGAAGAGGGCGCGGTGGCTCATGATGCCTTCGATCAGGGTGGTGATGCCCTGCTGGCGGGCCTTGAGTGCCTGGATCTCGATACCTCGACCCTGCTCTTCGAGTTCCTGGATGACGCGATAGACGACTCTCTGGCCGGAACGGAACTGGAAGCGGACGATGCGGTTGTTGGCGGCGATCTTGTAGTACCGGGTGAGGTAGTATTCGCAATCCATGGCGCACATGGCGCGTTCATTCTGGACGAAGCGAACGAGTTTTGGGGTCCAGTTCTCGTTGTCAAAATAGAAATCGCCTCGCGCATCGGTGGTCAGAAGCGACTGGATGTAAGCCGAGGCTTTTTCGATCTCTTCGATGGAATGGCGTACCGGCGTCCAGCCGTATTGCTCGGTAAAGTTCGCCAGTTTTTCGAGAATGACCTTTTCAGAGAACACTTAGCGCACATCCCCTTCGATCACGTACTCCATCTCGGGGACGGAGGCGATGACGGTGGGCTGGGGAGCCTCAATCTGCTTCTGGGGAGTCATTTTGGTCTGCATATCCAGAAGGAACTTGTCGGCCGTAGGCGGGGGAAGGGCTTTTTCTTCATTCTGCGGCGAAGCGTTCAGGGTGTTGTTCTGGGTGCGGTTGTCGATGACCAACCCCTTCTGCGCCGGGAACCAGTCAACATCCTTGCCCTTGAGGAACATTTCGCGGTCTTTCTCTCCAAGATTGGACATGGCCATCTTTGCCATCTTGGCAATGACTTTGGGCCGGGAGGAGGCGATGACAATCTGGGTCACGGAATCCGCATGGGTCATCAAAGCTCCGGTAACAACCTCCAGAAGCTTGCGAGGAGTGATTTCTGCGAGAAGACAGACTTCTTCGATGGAGAGGTGCTTGCGGTCGGTCTCGGAGAGGGAGTCCCACTTTTCGAGGAACCTGTGGCCGTCGGGGTCTTCGTCGGATCGGAGGGCTTCGAGGCAGGCTTTGATGCCGCCATCGGCCGCTTTGAAGAGGTGGGAGATGCGAGGAATGCCCTTCAGGGAGTCTTCGGTGAGGCCGTGGCGCTTGCGCGTGGCTTCGACCTTGTTCCGGGTATCCTTAGCGCCGCCTAGAACCTTTGGGCGCGAGTTGCGGGCTTTCTCCGGGGTCGAGGGCGGCATGGAGTTCTTCGTTCTGCCTGCGCTGGACCGGATCTCCGTAACTTGCTTTGCCAAGTTCTGCCTCTCTCTTTGAAGTTCTCGCCTTTTCGGGCTCGTTGAAGTCGTTGAATCTTCGGAGTTGGACGGTCAGGTTCAAAATTGCCTGAACGAGTCTTCCCGCCATTTTATCGTTCATACTCCACCTTCTTGTTTGGAGGGCGACCCAACTTGATCCTGCGCTTCTCGACGCCTCCGGGAACCGGAACCATGACCGGGATGCCAAGGTCGTGCTCTTCCCGCGCGCGATTGGGGGAATCGGTCTCGTAGGATTCCGCGCGAAGCAGGGTTTCTCCACCTTCAATGTCGCCTTCCTGTACTCCACCCCAGATCAGAGTCTTTTCCGTGTTGGCGCGCTTGAAGACAATATCGATTCTGTAGTCGAGGCGAAACCCGGCATAGGCGATATCGTTGGCGAGGGTGGAATCACGGTTCAGGGCAGACTCAATCCGGGCGAGAATGATCTGCTTGAGTTCCGATCCGTCAATGGGGTCGTTTTCCGTCACAATAGCCATCAGAACTCCAAAGGTTCATGGGGTTGGTTGCGCTCGATCCACATCTCGATCAGGCGTTTGGTGGAAGGTTTGGGCATATGCTGTCCGTTTTCAATGCGAAGGATGGTGAGCTTGGTGATGCCGATATCGTCCGCAATCTGCCGCTGGCTCTTTCCTAACTGCTTGCGCGTCACCAGAAGTCGGTCGGAGAAGGTCACTTGGCTTCCTCCTGTTGCTCCAGCTTTCTCTTCAAGCGATAAGCCTTGACTCTCTCTGCCCTGCATTTCCGGCAGTACCTCACCCCTTGCGGCGTGTAGTAGAGATTCGGGTCTTTCATGGGATGACCCTTAGAGCACTTCGAAGAGAACAGAGGGGGCATTATTCGACCTCAATCCCTTCTATCGGCTTTTCTTCCGGGAAACGGAAAGACTTTCCTGTATTCGGACAGGCATGATGTGTCTTCCCATCAAAAACCGCATACATCTCCTTGTCGGGATGGAAAACGATATTGTTCCCTGAAACGTCGGTGCAGTGAGATTCAAACTGGAATCTGCATTCCGTACAACACATCACTGAATCAGAAATGACAATCATGGGCATAACCCATAATCTGCAACAAGTTATCCTAAATAGCAAGTATATTATGCATTGTGTAGTCCATAATGTTCTTTTCTATTTACAGGTTCCCTTTTCAAAAATTTTACGGGGTAGCCTATAGAACTTGTCCAAGCCTTGCCACCCCACCCTTCCGGACAACTAATTCGAGTGGGAGTCAGGCAAGCAATCAAAGATGTCTATTCATTGCAGGGTGGCTCAGATTCGCGTTCCAGCGTGGGTAGGCTGCGTCTCTAACCCTTTTGTGAGGGTTGGTACCCTTCAAACTGTTCTAGGGCTTCCCAGGCTAGACAATGTGTCTGAAAAAGTGGGACAACCACACATCCATACAGGGACCATTCCCTACCCATCCCATGAATGTCTCTTGAAGCCCTTTATCGATTGATCGATTGTTGGGTCTGGGGCACCACCCGCCCGCGTAGAGTCCAGCGTATCAGACGTGTCAACGTATACAGCGTAGACATACTGACACGATGCTGACAGTTTTATTTAGGAATGGAATGATTATTAT